AAACGAACAAGCCAACGCATGGTTGGCTGTTCGGCCTCTTATCGATAAGCTCTTTCCCCAACTGCTGCAAATTATGGAAACTACTAGAGCAGATACAGTTGAGTGGATTAAGACACGAACTGCAAAGAAGAGGCTGGAATATACGAAAGCGCTGGAAAAATTGGATTATGAACTTCCTCTCTCTGGTGACATATTTCCTGGGACGGAACCCACTAAGTTGAGAGTCAAAACCGATGAATTTCTACCTAGTCATCCCGGGAAAGCCCGCATTATTGTTGCCATGGAAGCTCGCTGGGCTGTCGTTTTCGGCCCTGTTGTTTCTGTGATGTCCACGCGACTCAAAGCCCATTGGAATTTTCCTTCTATGATGGAACATAGGTTGCGGATTCCTATCTTAGAGAATGATGGATGTTTTTATCCTATCTTCTGTTCCGGGAAAACCGAATTGGATTTGAGTTATTTTTATTATGAAGCTATCAATCTCCCTACACACGACGCTTTATGTGCTGTAGCTGGTGATGATTCGTTAGTTGCATGGCATCTCCCCAGAAAACTTCTTTATATTTATTCAGACTTTTCTTCTTACGATCAAAGCCAATCTTGGGGTCCCTTGTATTCCTCATTATTGTTTATGGAAAAGCTTGGTTGCCCTCGCAATTATGTCGAGATGTTGCGCCATTCTTATCGGAAGCAAGAATTTGTAATGAAACATAAAGAAGAATATCTAGTAATTAAAATGAAAGACCCGATCTTACCGACGGGCACTCCGATTACTACCCTGAGTAATTCAGGGAATACCGGATTAGCATACGCGAAGGTTCTTTCTTCTATTTCCTTAACTGGAGACGAAGAATTTGGATATATTGCGGATTTGATTACCCGCAACTTTGCCAAGTTAGGATTTGTGGCGAAAACGTTTGTAACAGACGATATCACCAAAACCAATTTCCTCAAAGGCACTTTCTACAATGTCAAAGCATCATGCAATGACATTCCTACTCACCCCCTCTTTCCCCGAGAATTCATTTCTCCGTGGTTTTCTTCTGGAACTATGAAAGTTGTTCTAGACAAGGCCTGGGGCAAAGTGTGGGGCCAATTATTAAAAATAGGAGTGGCCAAGGTGGAATTAGCGCAAACTTATAGCTCTGTTATGAAGTTGCCTTTTTCCATGACCACTGCAGAAAGAAATTTAGAATACGGTCGACAATACATGAGTGATGTTTTATTGGGTATGCGCCCATCTTTGCAAACTCCTCTGTTAGCAACATTGTCACGTAAGTGGATTCGGGGTTCTTTGCTAGTCGATCATGTGAATGCTTTCGCTCCGGAGGGTTCTTCTCTGGATTTGATAGATTTCGACTTAGCTAGTGTTTGTACTAATTACGGGTTTGACGTGAGTCAATTCCAAGAATTTCTCAACATGATAGAGAACAAGGCGTTTAGAGTTGGGTCATATTTATATCACCCTGTAGCTCAGCGCATTTGGCAAGTGGATTATGCCAACGAGGATGCTTTCAATGATTTTTTCGACGAATCAACTATAGAAGGTGATTGGTTAGAATAGGGCCTTATATATAAGTCTCTGTCAGCCGTCATATGCAAATAGAACATTTTAAACCTTTAATCTCCCCTCTTCATAAGCTTCCTGTTTTGTCCAGGAAACTTCCTCATTGTTCACGTCCATTGCGCTATTCTCGCAAGGCTGAACATCTTATACTTGAATTTGCACCTTTTTGTCCTTGTGCAAATTTTTTATCTGTCAACACTATGGGTAAACGCAAACAATCCGTAGTAATTGTTGAAAAGAAGCGTAAACGAAAAGCCTCTAACGTTTCTGGAAAAGGCGCGTATAAAATTCCCGGCCTTAAATCTGTCCAAAAATCTTGGGCTAGGGTCGTTCCGAAAAGTACACGTCGCCTTCTCAGAAAAAGAGGTACTTCTCTTCTCAATTCGGGTTTAGCCCGCGGGTTGGATGCTGCTAGTCTCGTGGTCGGTGGCGGTTCATATCGCACGGAAAATCGTGAGTCAGTTAGCAAAAATTCTTTGTTTGGTGGACGACACTCATTTGGTGCCAACGATATGCCAAGTTTTTCTCGGCATAAAAACGGTATTAAAGTTGTCCGGACTGAATACGTGGCCGATGTGGTCGCTGTGGGCGGCACCCCCTCTTCTTTTGATGTTACTTCTTATTTAATTAATCCTTCTCAACCTGGAACATTTCCCTGGTTGTCGCAAATCGCTTGTAACTTTAGAGAATGGCAAATGCTCGGATGTATTTTCGAGTATCGTAGCACCTCTGGAGCTTATACAAGCGCGTCAACTTCTTTGGGGCAGGTCATTATGGCTGAACAAATGAATGTTAATGATCCTGCGTTCATCAACAAGTATGAGATGGAAAATTATTTCGGATCCATCTCAAGTGCTCCTGACCATTCTATTATGTGTGGGATCGAATGTGATCCTAAGTTGTTGCAACAGTCTGGAAGATTCTTCACGGGTAATGTAGTTGATTATCAGCATTGTCTAGGCACATTTAACATTGCCACCAATGCAATTCCTGTAGCAGACACAATCGTAGGTGAGCTATGGGTCTCATATGAGATCGAATTCTTTGATCCTATTCTAGCCGAAGCTAGTAATGTTTCTTGTGGTAATTATCTCCATGTTAACATTCCAACAGCTACTGTCAGTGGATCCAATCCTTTTGGAACTTCTGCTGTCACTAACTCTTGGGGCTTGCTTAATGGCATTTCTACAGCTTCTAGTTTATGGATTCAAATTATTTCCGGTGCAAATCGGGAAACTTTTTGTTTAGGACCACCCGGTCCCGGACAAACTGTCTCTCAATTGCCTCCCGGGTCCATGTGGATGATGATTTATCAATTGACTTATTCAGGCAATGAATCTCAATCCCCTATTACTTTTGCAGCTCTGAATAATTGTCAGCTTATCGATGCCACGAATGACTATTCTAATCAATATAATGGGAATGGGGGTTCTACAACAGTCATGACCACTATTTGTGCCTTTCAAGTTCTTAACTTGAGTGGAGGCGGAGTAGTGGAATTGACAGCGTCTGGTGGGACTGCCGTTAGCGGCGGTCAATTAGACTTTTGGGTTTTTCCAATGCCATCTAATGGTTATTGAAATCCCTTGTTTGTTTTCAACATGTTGTTGTATGTTCCTTTCCTTTTCTTTTTCTTTTTCTTAATGATATGCCTCCTTTGAGACAAACTCCTTCAGGCGGGAGTTTGAAGGTACCAAACGCCTTAGAAAGAAGGCAACACCAGTAGAAAACTCTGGTAATGGA